ATGGCTTTACGTAGTGGTCTTTCAAACTACCTATTGCACCTCAGAAGACTGAGGGGCCAGGTACGTTCGTCGGATTCGCTACTTAGCCTAGCTGGCAATCTTTGGTTAGAGTATACGTTCGGTTGGAAACCGTTGATAAACGACATTAAGGACGGAGCTAGGGCAATTGCCGAGAACATGAACCGCAGTCCCTTCAACGCCAATTGGGCGTATGTTAGGTGCCGTGGGTATGAACGCGGTAATCCCGTAAACTCCGAATCTAGTGACGCAATCGCCGGTGCCGACTGGAAGGTCTCAAATCGCCAGTACGATGAATCAGAAGTGATCGTCCGGGCTTGTGTTCGCACTTATGCGACACACCCCGTTCGACCGAATCTGAAAAGTCTTGGGTTTACACCCGAGGACTTCGTACCTACGGTCTGGAACCTTATACCTTACTCTTTCTTAGTGGATTACTTCACCAACATTGGTGATGTGTTGTCTGCCTGGAGTAACCGTAACTCGCTGCTATGGTGGTGGAACTCGACGACTATTCGGAAGCGAACTGTTCAACAGTTCACCTACGGGTATCGTCGAACCAATCAACCAAATGCAGTCGAAACAGTCATTTCAGACAACTTCACTCCTGCTTCTGCTTTCGCGCAGCAGCGCAATGTCGTCAGGGGGAGCGAACCCGGTCAGCTTATTCCAGCTGTCGAGTTTACTCACCCAGACTTCACTTCCCTGAAGTGGCTAAATTTAGCCGCTCTAGGTACGCAGCATCGCGGACTCCTCCCGTATCGTAAATGATGCGGGTCCATAGTCTTACTTGTCCTTTGACGAGTAGACTTTACCATCTCGAGGTATTCCTCAATGTGGACTATTTCATCTCCCATTACAGGGGGAGCTCAGACGGGTTTCACGACTCCGGCCTATGTGGTCGTTGACGATAAAGCCCCGGATGTCAACGGCGAACAGGTTGCGGTGACCAGTATTTCTGGTACGCAAACTGGCGTCCGTGCGCATTCGATTTCGGATCCCTTCACAATCACCTTAAATCGGCCGAAGAACCCAAAGGTTCTTCCTCAGCCGAATCCGGTGACCGGTAAGTATCCGAATGTCCCTATGAATGACTACACTCTTCTCATTCGTAAGGGGGTCTTGTTTGCTGCTAACCAGGCGCCGGTCGTTGCCCTGCTACGCTGTACTATCAGCGTGCCGGCTGGATCGGATGCCTATGATGCAGCTAACATTCGAGCCTTGACTTCCGCATTTGTTGGTGTTCTTAGCCAGCAGTCTGCGGGGCTCGGTGACTCGTTGGTGACGGGTATTCTCTGATGAAAGTCAGATTTCGCCTGTCACTAATCGGCATCATTTTGTGCTCGGCCGCGTACCTTGTTGCGGAGCCTTTGGCTTCGTTTCTTGGTGCGGTGGGTCGCGTACTAGTGATGCAGCCCTAACGGAAGATTGGAGGAGTAGTGTATCATGGGAACTCTCTCTGATGCTCTTTATTCCTGCCTTTTATCCGATCTAACCCACCAAATCCCAGAGTCGCGTCTTTCGGAAATGAAGGACGCGTTCCCTGGCTATGGTGAGGTAGGCTTCAAAGAGGCGGCCTGCTATAGTTTGATGAAATCCTTCTTGAAGAAAATCGAGGAGGAAAATTCAAGCAAACACGATAGTAGGGCGCTCCTGAAGTTTCTGTCGGTAAATCACCGCTGCAGAAACTGGAGCCTTGACCTAAGGTCAGACAGGGACCATCTCTTACTTGGCGAATTAAAACGCGCCATTTGTAAGTTTTGGTACCTGGATGGTCTCGGAGTAAAATCCCTCGTCGACCATGAGGACGATATCCTCTCTTATGGGAGGTGTGGTCCTGGTGCCGCCGTTGGGAGCCGTGGTGGGGACTTCTATACAAAGATGTTCTCATCACCGCTTACGGTCACGAATCGGTATCTGTACAGATCGTACAGAAACTATATTCGCGCCTTCCCTGAATGGCACGATGCGGAAGTTGTCCGCAAGTCCGTTTATGGTACGGCCCTTATAGTTAAAGGTAGTCGTCTTAGCTTCGTTCCGAAGAACGACCAAGTCTCACGCGTTATATGCATCGAACCGAGTCTGAATCAATTCTTTCAGCTCGGTCTCGGTCATATACTTGAAAGGCGCATAGAAGAGATGTATGGAATCTCCATGGCATCTCAACCTTTTAAGAACCGTGAGCTGGCTCGCCAGGGGTCACTTTTCGACTCTTTGGTCACCATTGACCTGGAGTCGGCGAGCGACAGTCTGTCACTGAAAATGCTCCGTACGGTGTTACCTGAAGATTTCTATGATCTTCTTGGCACACTAAGGAGCCGCTTTACAGTGATTCCCGGGTTAGGGCCATTTGAGCTCGACATGGTATCTACGATGGGGAATGGTTTTACATTCCCTCTCCAGACCATGTTGTTCTCATGCGTTGTCTCTGCCGCGTTCCGAGTGAATTCTGAGGTTATTAAGCCTCTTTATCCACGAGGGCGCGAATGGGGGAACTTTGGTGTCTTTGGAGATGACATCATTTGCCCACGAGTAATCGTGGACGATGTATTTCGTCTCCTCGACATTTTGGGTTTCACCATAAACAAAGACAAGACCTTTGTAGAAGGTCCGTTCCGCGAGTCGTGTGGTTCCGACTACTTTCGTGGTCGGGATATTCGAGGCGTTTATGTTAAACGCTTAGATAATCCACAAGACAAGTACGCTGTGATTAACCAGCTTAACCTGTTCTCTACAAAAACAGGGATCCCCCTTCCTCGAACAGTTCAGTTCTTACTCTCACGAGTAAAGTTCCTGCCCGTTCCGAGATGGGAGAATGATGATGCTGGGATAAAGGTACCTGGTTCAATGGTACGGATGCCAACTAATCCTCACACCCAAAGTACTATGTACTGGAAGTGGGAGGCTGTAGGCAAAAAGATCCGTATCGGAGAATCAAGTATCTGGACTCCTCGCCGTCATAAGCCGCGCATTTACAACCCTTATGGGCTGTATGTGTGCTTCTTACAGCGATCGATTAACTCTTGGTCGATTGGGGTCAGGCATGATCCCATTCGGTACAAGAGGAAGCTAGGTATTGCACCCTATTGGGATGCTTTACCAACGACCCACCCCATTGCGGGGTGGTTCAACTGGCAGCGGTGGAATACCGCTGTCTACCTTAACCTCTTTGGTTAGGTAGATCCC